AATGCTTGCAGATATTTCGCCTAACTTTGCCTTTGTGGTAATGGATGAGGACGGGGATTTATTCTATGATTACACGAACTATCGTATTGGCAGAATGCTTATGACTGAGGCTTTGGATGATATGGACTCAGATTTCGGTGACTTTGACTGGGATAATTCAATTGAGGATGTCGAGGACGAGGACGACGACGACGAGGATTACATATTTTAAGTATGCTTGATTTCACAGAGCACCCAATCCTCAAGCCGCCCACGGACGAGGAGATTGTCCTTCTAGGAGAAGCTGACCCCAAGCTACTAGAGGAACTACACAGGGCGCACGAGGGTAGAATCCGAGCAGCTACGGATGATCCTATCCGCTATGGGTTCGACCTACCGGGCTGGGAGCGTATGTCGGATTCCTTCAGGGAGTACAATGAGGTACTAGCACTAGGTGGGAATCGTAGTGGCAAAACAACGGGCTGTGCGAAGCGCATAATGGAAGCTGTGAGTTCTAACTTCGATGGACACATAGTATGCTTTTCTCAGAATGCGGATACTTCTATTAAGGTACAGCAGCCAGCTATCTGGGAGATGATGCCCAAGGAGTTCAGGAAGAAGACCAAGAGCATTGACGGGTACATTAACTATTCAATGCAGAATGGCTTTACTGGGAGTTCGTTTGTATTCCCCGACACTAGGACGCGAGTGGACTTCAAGACTTATACACAGTTCAGTAATAACTCCACTATCCTTGAGGGTTTCGAGTTCGGGTTCAAGAAGGGTAGTATCAAGTCCGGGAATGAATCAAATATCGGAGCCTGGCTGGACGAGTACCTAGGTGACGCTGCTTTGGTAAATACCCTACGGTTCCGCCTAGCTACACGGGATTCAAAGATGGTGATTGGGTTCACCCCGATTGACGGGTATACACCTTTTATATCTGACTATTTAAAGGGAGCAGAGACCCTTGAGACTAGACCTGCCGCCCTGTTACGGGGCAAGGAGGTTCCTACTAAGCAGTACAGTCCAAGCCGTGATGCGGCTGTGATCTACCTGCATTCGGACGAGAACCCATTCGGGGGTTACGAGCGAATTGCGAAGGATCTAGCCGGGCGACCAGAGGATGAGATAAAGGTCCGTGCGTACGGATTACCCGTGAAGTCAGCCAATGCTCTGCTCCCTTACTTTAATACTGAGGTAAACGTGCTCAATGAGAATCCAAACAAATACAAGATGACGTTCCCCGACATTTCCGATAAGTCGCAGTTCACCTGCTACCAGGTAGTTGACCCCGCTGGTGCAAGGAACTATACTTGTATCTGGGCTGGGGTGAACAAGGATGGCGAGGTATACATCCGCAGGGAGTGGCCGGACCGCAATACGTACGGCGAGTGGGCTATGTTCGGGGACCCGAAATGGAAGTACGGCCCAGCAGCCAAGAAGATTGGTCTAAATGTTGAGGGGTACTGCGAGTTATTTGAGGAGATTGAGGATGACCTAGGTATTGAGGTAATCGAGAGAATTGGGGACTCGCGTTTCTTTGCTAGAGAGAATGAGAACAATGACGATCTCTTTACATCATTTTATGACTTCGGTCTAAGCTTTTTACCATCCGACGGTAAGATGGAAGAACAAGGCATCACAGCTCTGGATGACTGGTTTAACTACAATCCTAATGTAGACATTGACCAAGCCAATAGACCAAGATGCTACATTCACGAGGACTGCGGTAATCTTATCGATAGCCTTATTAACTACAATGCAGGTGGTAAGCCAGAGGAAGCCCTAAAGGATTTCTTTGACGTTATACGCTATTTGCGGATGTCAAACGGTGGAGAAGGTCCTGACTTTCTTTCATCTAATGATATGATCACTACTAAACCCCGCAAGGGAGGATACTAATGCCAAAGAAAAGATTAATAAAAATTGCAGAAGAACAAGAAGTTGAGTTCGATGAAGCCCTCAAGATAGCAACTGAAAAACTTCCGAGTGGCTCAGTAACCGGCAAGGGGAGAAATACTTGGGTAACCGAGGAGGGTGCAAAAATCCTAGAGGACTCATTTATGATTGATGAGATTATCCCTAAGCACTTCACGGGAACTGTTATCGCGGAATGCCCTAACCCGAAGTACAATGTTGTCTTCAGCAAAGAAATCGGTAAGAGAGCCAATGTGTTACTTCCCCGAAAGTGGCAAGGTAAGCTTATGAAAAAAATAATTACCTTTGAGGCTATTGAGGATAACAAGGGTGTCAGCTATCGTTATGTCGGCAAATAAAAACATAACCCTTGATAGGGATTGGTGCAGGGAGCAATCCGACAGATTCGCTAGTTGGGAAATACTTCGCAGGTATGTGCTGCACGAAAGTGGAGTATCAATGACAAATGGTGACCTATGTGATACAATAGGCGTATCATCGACTTACACTGTCCGATTGCTTAAATCCATACAAAAACGACTCGCAGAAAAAAATGCTGAATGAATCAATTGCCGAGTCCTTGACATACGTCCAGGACGAACCCGACATCAAGACCCTACGTTACGCCTACGACCAGACGGTAACTGAGCTTGATGGTTACTTTGACCTATGCCGTACTAGTTACGATGATCGTCGCAACTGGTGGCCTGGAAAAAGCCGTGACCATCGCAAGCACGGGGCTGATGCTTTTCCGTGGGAGGGTGCGTCCGATATGGAGTGCCACCTAATTGATGAGCGTATTACTCGGTTAGTATCACTTTTTATGGCATCGTTGAATCGAGCCAATGTCCGTGCATTTCCTGTTGAGAGTGGAGATATTGGTCGAAGCCGAATTGTATCTGGTTTCTTAAAGTGGATGGTAAGTTCGGGGTACATCCCACGCTTCTATCGCGAGATGGAACTCGGTGCTAACTATTTGCTTGAGCGGGGTATACTGATCACGTATGTCGGATGGCATCGTGAGGATCGACGGTTCCTGCAGGAACTGGACATTAACCAGATTGCACAGGTCAGCCCGGAAGTAGCAGTTGCTATTCAGGACGGGAATGATGACGATGAGTTAATTGCCCTGCTACAAGCTACCTTTGAGGGAACAACTAAGAAGCGAGCAAGGAAGGCACTTAAATCCTTGCGTAAGGACGGCGTAGCAGAACTTCCAGTAGTTCGTAGACAAGTCAATGCTCCTGAAGTTAAGACACTAGCACCTGACGGTGATTTCTTTTTTCCTCCTTATGTAACGGATCCGCAGCGAGCACCTTACTGCTTCTGGAGAACTTACTATACACCACAAGAATTAGAAAACAAGGTTACAACAGATGGATGGGACCAGGACTTCGTTGATCACGTTATTGAGAAATATCGTGGCGTTAATATTGATTCCATTGAGCGCGAGCAGGAAGGTCGTCGCAGTATTAGCCTTACTGACACTGCTTATGAGGCCAATGAACTCATTGAAATCTGTTACGGATACCAGCGGTTAATTGACCAAGAGGATGGTGCTGAGGGAATTTACTGCACAGTATTCCATCGCGAGTTCAGTGGTGATGAAATAACTCCAGGGTACGCGAAATATGAACTACTCAATGGGTACGAGGACTATCCAGTTGTAGTAACAAAACTATCAGAGGACAGCAAGCGACTATATGATACGCTGACTGTACCATCAATTCTTCGTGGTCTACAGAATCAAGTAAAGATTGAACGTGATTCTCGTACTGATCGCAATAGCTTATCTACCCTGCCTCCTATCCTGCACCCAGTTGGTCAAGCACCTACTGATTGGGGTCCAGGTCGTATGATTCCTTATCGCCGCAAAGGAGATTTGGATTTCGCTCCTACACCTCCGCCACCTACCGGCTCAATTGAAATGGAGTCAACATTGCTTGACCTAGCTGACCGATTAGTTGGATTAGATGACGAGGGTAGCATTAGCCAGATTCGCCAGCAGTTCCTTGTTGATAAGTTCCTTAGCCACACAGCAGAGGTTCTGCGTATGGCTTTTAAGTGCTTCCAACGCTTTGGACCTGACGAAATCTTTTTCCGTGTTACCGGTGTCCCAGATCCTCAGACCTTTGACAAGGGTAGTGCTGAGGAGAACTTTGACATTATGATTAACTTCGACGTGCAGAATACTGACCCTCAGACAGTCGAGGCAAAGACTCAGCAGTTCGTAGCACTCAATCAGTTGAACTCAAACAACCGTCTTAATGTAGATGCCCTATTGGATGTCATCGCAACTAGCATTGACCCAGTAATGGCTGATGCAATTCTACAGCCAGTTGAGACAGCGCAGGAGGAAGTGGTCAAGCAGGTCACTGATGACTTATCTAAGATTTTTGCAGGTATCGAGATGCCAGCACGTCCAGCGGGAGCACAGATTGCACTACAGGTAATCCAGCAGTACACCCAGCAGCCGGACGTTGCACAACGCGCTCAGACTGATCAAGCCTTTGCCGCTCGACTACAAAAGTACGTAGGTCAGTACACCTTCCAAATGCAACAAGCACAGAATGCTCAGATTGGTCGAGTAGGTACAGCACCTGCACAGATGGGTGAAATTGATACACAGAACCTATAATGGACAATATTACTACATCTCAACAAGCCCAGAGGCGAGCAAAACAAATTGAAGTGGATGCTCGTATGAGGAATGTGGCTGCTAGTATTCAAGAAAAATTTGGATATAGCGCACCAATGCTTTCTGGCATCCTAGGTAATATTCACGTGGAAACTGGTAATACATTTGATTACAAGCAAAAGCAGAATAAGGGACCAGGCGAGGGATTATTTCAGTTCGACTTCCACAAACCAAACTACAAAAAGTATTTAAAACGCAAACAACTTCAAGACAGTGTTGATTCTCAAGTTGGCTATGTATACGATAGTATTTATGGGGACGAACAAAAGCACCTTGGTTATGGAAACGCGGAAAACCTAAGAGAATTATTCGCTAAGTCTACTGACCCCATAGAGATTTCCGATGGATTTGAAAAAATCTTTTTACGCCCTAATGAAAAAAAATCTCATAGTGATCGACGTAGAGAAGCAAGTCGAATGTATTCACTAGCGTTTACTCCAGCTCAATAATATGAATATACAAGACGACATCAATAGCTTGCACAGCTATGAATCCTTTGCTCGGTTTATTAAGATGGTTCACGAACTTCGGGAGGAGACCATTAGCGAGATGCACGAAGCATCCAGTGAGACCATCCAACAGATTTCTGGTAGAATTATTACGTACGATCAGATCCTTCAAATGTCAGGTTGGGATAAACTCCAACTAAAGCATTCGGATCGGATGTAATACGTATGTTATAATGCGACCATCGCCATCGCTCGGCGTTAATGAGTGGTAATAATATGACAGACGAAATCGAAACTGCTAACGCTGAGGCAGACCAAAGTTCAGTGGACAATAATAACTTATCCGTTGAGGATTTTGCAATGCGGAGGATCGGGCAACTGACCCCTGAGGCTGAAGAGCCAAAGGAGGAAGAGGCCGGAGAAACCGAGGAGCAGGAAACCGAGGAAGTAACTGAGGAGGAAACTGAGGAATCAGTTGAGACTGAGGAAGCTACTGAGGAGACCGAGGAATCCGACAATGTTCTTTCACAGTTGGACTTGGACGATATGTCCGAGGAGGATTTGCGGGAACTAGCTGACAAGCTAGGTAGCCGTGCTGTAGCTCGATTCGGTGAATTGACTGCTAAGCGCAAAGCTGCCGAAGAACGTCTAGCTAGTCTAGAAGCTAAACTCAAGGAAAAACCTAACCCACTCGAAACAAAGAAGGTCGAAAATAACCCCTACAGTAACCTCGATTCTGTCGAAAAGTTACAGGACAAAGCAGGGGAAGTCGATCAAGTTGTTGAGTGGGCTGAGGATATTCTGTTCGAGAGTGATGGCTATTCTGCTGATGACATAGTAACCGAAATCGAAGGTAAGGAGTGGACAAAGAAGGATGTGCGACAGGCTTTATTAAAAGCCCGTAAAGCTCAGAAAACTTTTCTCCCCGATCAACTCAAGAAGGTTCAGGCACAAATCGAAGGGGAGCAGCTTGCTGATTCTTTCTCGGAACGTGCCAGAAAAGAACTGACTTGGTTGGAAGGTGAGGACAATGACTTACGAAAACAATTTGAAGCCACTGTAGGTGATGCACGTTTTAAGCAACTCAAGAAAGTTGTTAAGCGCGAAGCACCAGAGGTAGCCGCACAATTGGATTATTGGTTCGCTCACGCTACTAACAGTATTTACGGACGTAAGCCCGTAACTGAGCGTAAGACATCCGCAGTATTAAATCCTCCTAAATCAGCCAGTCCATCTGCATCCAAACCCGAAAAGGGAATGGGAAGAACAGCCAAGGCCCTAAAAGAATTAGAGGCTCGGTTTAAAGAAACGGGTAGCGCAAGCGATTTCGCCAACCTTAGGAAACTCAAAATGGCATCACGCCATTAACCAATTCATTAACAACTATAAATACATAAAATATTATGGCATTCTCAAATACATTCGACACTACAAACCAAGGTTCTGGTGTCTCTAATCGTGAAGACCTCACTGACGTCTTGACAATTCTCGCTCCAGAAGAAACACCTATTCTTTCTTCTGCTAACAAAAAGGGCGCATCCGCAACTAAGGTTGAATGGACTGTTGACTCTCTCTCGGCTCCCAGCACTGCTGGTATTGCTGAAGGTGCTGATGTTACAGCATTCACTGACCAATTCGCTGGACGTGCTCGCCTCGGCAATCGCGTTCAAAAGTTCCGCCGGGACTATATGGTTTCCGATCTGCAAGAAGCAGTCGATTCCGTTGGCCCAGCTAAGATTGCTCAAGCAGAAGCTAAAGCAATTCGTGAACTCAAGCGCGACATCGAAGCAAGTCTTGCTTCAGCTAACACTCAGACAACCGAAGATGGTGCTGGTGTAGTTAATCGCCTTGGTGGTCTTGGTGACTGGATTCAAAATGCTGCTGGTTCGGGTAACGTTCCTGCTCCATTCCAAACTCCAGCTGCAAGCATCGCTGACGTAACTGATGCCAATTTCGCAGAAAGCGAATTGAACTCTCTTATCTCTTCGATCTTCAAGGTTACTGGTACATCCAACAACCTTATGCTCGTTGCTGATACAGCACTCCGTCAAGACATCAGCGACTTCGCTCGCATCGGTGGCGTATCGGGTGACTCGGTTCGTGCAGTTAACTACAACGGCGAAAGCGGCACTATCAAGCTTTCCGTTGATCTCTATCAAAGCGATCACGGTATCGTCTCTGTTGTAAACGCTAACCCTGACTGTATGCCAGTACAAGCTGGTACTGCTGGAATGGCTGGTTACTTGGTGAATCCTGAGTACTACGGTGTTCACGAGCTTATCCCTATGGGTAGCAGCCGCCTTCCAAATCTTGGTGGTGGTGACCGTGGCTTCGTTGATTGCGCTTTGACCCTCGGTGTATACCACCCTGGTGCTCACGGCAAGATTGTCAGCACAAGCTAAATAAATTCTGGTTGGGGGGCGCAAGCCCCCCTGCCTTTTTTTTATGGATATTATTAAGCCCAATTCAAAGACTTACTCCGACGAGGAGATTGATCGCGCTCTAATCCAAGAGATTCAGAATAGTCTTCACTTGGAACAGGCGACCGAACAGGTTCGTCACCAACAAGCAGCCAAAGAAGCGCATCAACTGAAAGGAACTATTCATCCCACATTGGGACGACCAGTTGCTACAATGCCAGCACGAGAATTTTTTCGACTGGTAAAGAAGTACGGTCAAGAGACTGTGCATTCTAAAGAATTTTTAAAGTACTACAATAAGAAGTTTCCGGAACTTAGCCCCAACAAAATATAATGCAGACCAGAACTTACGGCGATCTTTTCAAACTAGCCTCCGCTCTTATCGGGACAGGCGGGGAACTATCCACTAGTGAACAGGATCAACTGAGTCATTTTATTAACCGTAGGTTCTCCGAGATCTTCAATGCAAGCCCAAGCTGGCCTCGGTACATTACTGTAGGTGATCCACGACCTATTGGGACTAATCAAATTATTTCAACCCAGGGTGGCAACGTTGGTGTATACGGGGCCGGAACCGCCGCAGTCAATGGACTGTATGTAAGAAATGGGAACAGCATAGACGGTAACCCTGCATTTACGCTTTACGATACGGATGGAACTACTGCTTTATATAATCTATGGAGCGACTCATTAAATGCTTGGTATATTACCTCACAGGGAATTGATGACCCATCGCTCGCCGAAGTCGGCGATGCTCTTTACCTAGCTTCAGTCCCACAAGTTCCGGGCGATCCACCATCATCTGGATGGTATGTATGTCCAACTTGCACAGGTGAAGAGCCAGCTCCTAAAGCTAACAATTTGTCAAGCATTGGTGAGTTCGTCCGTATTCACAACACTCAACCACTACTGAACCGATCAGCGCGTGAGTACGAGTTCTATGTATCATTTGCTGGAGCGCACATCCTTAACATAGAATCAACTACGAATGACACCGCCTGGGTAACTTACAAGAGTGAGTTTACTCCATTTA